GGAGGATCTATGAGTCACGCCCTGGCCGAACATGATCGGATGATTGCCGCCATGCTGATGCCGTGCGCGGTGGTCGGTGTGGATCTGCCAGCGGCGACGGTGCGCGTCTCCAATGGTGCATGGACCAGCGCCTGGGTGCGCTGGCACAGTCTCGCCGCCGGCAAGGCGCGGCACTGGCGGGCGCCCAGCTTGGGCGAGCAAGGGGTGTTATTCAACCCGAGCGGCCAGGCGGGCATGGGAACGTTTATCCCGGGGCTGTACGGCAACGCCGGGCCACCACCCGATAACCGAGATCATGTCGAGGCCTGGCGCTTCTACGACGGCGGCTCCCTGGTCTACGACTGGCAGGCCAATAGCTACACCATCACGCTGCCGACGGGGAAAGTGATCACCAAGGTGGGGGCGACCGAATCCATCACGACCGACACCAATATCACCGTGACGACGGCAAGCATGAAGCTAGTCGCGGCCGTGGAAATTCAAGGGCCGTTACGCGTAACGGAAGGCGTCGAAATTGGCGGCACCTTGCACGCGGTGGGGAGCATCACCAGCGGCGCCGATATTCTTGCCACTGGCAATAGCGACAACCATCACACCCACTAGGGGAAACCTCAATCATCCAGCCCGCCCAGTGCGGGCTTTTTTATGCCTGGAGAAAACATGGCCAAGACCACCGAAAAGCCCGCCGTCGACCAATCGCCGGCGGCGGATCTGCTGCTGAAGTTTCGCGACACCGTTTTTACCTCGCGCACCCTGATTATTCCCGGTACCAAGTGCACGCTGTCGGTGGCCAAGGGCTGCGTCGAAGTGTCGGTGTCCGATGAGCAGGCTGTTACCTACCTGAAATCCAACGCTGAATTCCAGCCTGCGGAGTGATTTAGATGATCGGAATGGATCGCCACACCGGCCAACCCATTTCCGGCATCGAGCATCTGCGGCAGTCCATAGCCGACATCCTCGGCACGTCGCCGGGCGCCCGGCGGCAACGGCCGGACTATGGCAGCAAGCTGCGCGCCTATGTCGACCTGCCGGTTAACGAAGGTTGGAAAAGCTCCGTGCAAGCCGAGGCCGCCCGCGCGCTGATGGCTTGGGAGCCGCGGCTAAAACTGAAGAGCGTCCGCGTGCTGGCGGTGCTGGGTGGAAAGATCGATCTAAGCATTGCCGGCGAATATCTCGGCGACGGCTTTCTGGTAGAGGTGAGCGTATGAGTAGCATCGTGGATCTGTCGGAGCTACCGGCGCCGGATGTGCTGGAGCCGTTGGACTTTGAGGCGACCTATGAGGACGGGTTGACCATCTTTCGCGGCTACATGGGCGACAACTGGAGCGCGCCGCTGGAGAGTGATCCGGTGGTGAAGCTGATCGAGGTCGGGGCCTATAACAAGGTGGGCAATCGTGCCCGGGTCAACGATGCCGCCAAGGCCCTGCTGTTGGCCCACGCGATCGGCCCGGATCTGGATCATCTAGGGGCGAACGTCAATCTGCCGCGCCTAGTGATCCAGGCCGAGGATCTGCTGGCCGTGCCGCCGGTGGCGAAGGTCATGGAGCTGGACGACCCTTACCGCGAGCGCATTCAGTTGGCCTTTGAAGGGTTGACCACGGCCGGCCCGCGTAACAGCTACATCCTGCACGCGCGCAACGCCTCGGGCCTGGTCATGGATGCCTCGGCGGAAAGCCCATCACCCGCGTGCGTAACGGTGACGGTGCTGAGTACCGAAGGCAAGGGCGAGGCCGGTCCCGAGCTGCTGGCGATCGTCGCCGATGCGTTGGATGACGATGAAGTCAGGCCGGTGGGTGATCGGGTGACGGTGCAAAGCGCTGAAATTCTCGACTATCGCATTGAAGCCATTTTGCACATGAGCAGCGCAGGGCCGGAGGGTGACGCTAGCCTGGTCGAAGCCAAGAAGCGCCTAGGGGCCTGGGTCAATCCACGCAAGCGCCTGGGTGTCGAGGTGGCGCGCTCGGGGGTGGATGCGCAACTGCACGTTGCCGGCGTGTCCCGGGTTGAGCTGGTCGGGTGGGTGGATCTGGCTCCGACCAAGGCACAGGCGGCGTATTGCAGCGAGTGGAGCGTGGTCCTGGCGGGGGCGACATGAGAAGCCTACTGCCGAGCAATAGCACGCAACTGGAGCGAGCCCTGGAGGCGTCGTTCTACGACAAAACCATTGTGCCGTTGCGCACCTTGTACAACGCCGATACCTGTCCGGTGCATTTGCTGCCCCACCTGGCGTGGGCCTGGTCGGTCGATCGCTGGGATTATCGGTGGTCCGAGGCGACCAAGCGCGCGGCGATCAAGGCGTCGTATTACATCCATGCCCACAAGGGCACGATCGGCGCCCTGCGCCGCGTGGTCGAGCCGCTGGGCTACCTGATCGAAATCATCGAGTGGTTCAAGACGGTGCCCGAAGGGGTGCCGGGCACCTTTGCGCTGAAGGTTGGCGTGCTGGACACCGGGATCACCGAGGAAATGTATCAGGAGCTTGAGCGCCTGATCGACGACGCCAAGCCTGTCAGTCGCAAGCTGACCGGGCTGGCGATCAGCCTGGAAACGCAAGGCCATTTGAACATCGCGGCCTGTCTCTACGACGGCGAAGAAATCGACGTTTACCCGCCGGTGATGCGTGACATCGAGGTCACGGGCAGCTTTTCCTTGCTCGGCCGTGAACACACCATAGACACCCTGGACGTTTATTATGATTGACGCGAATTCGCAGTTTTTCGCCATCCTCACCAACGTGGGGCTGGCCAAACAGGCGAACGCCGACGCGCTCGGCATTCCCTGGAAGATCACCGACATGGGCCTGGGGGATGCCAACCTTGCCGGGGTGGCTGATCCACCTAACCCCGTCCCGTCTCCCACGCAAACCAAGCTGATCAACGAGTGGCGGCGCCGGCCGCTGAATCAGCTCAAGATCGACCCGGCCAACCCGGCAATCATCATCGCCGAGCAGATTATCCCGGCCGATGAGGGCGGGCGCTGGATTCGTGAAATCGGTCTGTATGACGAGGCCGGCGATCTGGTGGCGGTGGCCAACTGCGCGCCGAGCTACAAGCCGCTGTTGTCGCAAGGCTCGGGCCGCACGCAAGTGGTGCGGATGAATTTCATCGTCAACAACGCCGGCAACATCACGCTGAAGATTGACCCGGCGGTGGTGCTGGCCTCGCGCGCCTACGTCGACGCGGCCATTCTGGAAGTCCTGCCGGCGAACAAAACGGCCGGTGAGTTCACCCGGGTTAAGGTCAACAATCGCGGCGTAGTGGTGTCGGGTGACAACCCGAACACGCTGGCCGGGATGGGGATCACCGACACTTACACCAAGCCGCAAATCGAGTCGATGATTGCCCAGGCCTCGGCGTTGCCGGTCGGCACGATGGTGGCGTTTCCAGTCGACAAGATCGCGCCGGGTTTTCTGGAAGTTGACGGTAGCGTTAAGAGTATTGCGGCCTATCCGGATCTGGCGGCGTTCCTGGGCACGGCGTTCAACAAGGGCGATGAGGGGGCGGGCAACTTCCGTCTGCCGGAATCGCGCGGCGAGTTCCTGCGTGGCTGGGACCATGGGCGCGGTGTGGATGCGGGCCGGGCGGTCGGCAGTTACCAAACCGATGATCTGAAAGCGCACGCGCACAAGTACGGCAACACGCACAACGTTACCTACGGCCTGAGTTCGACCGGTGTTATTGGTGTGAACCCAAGTGCGTCAATCAACTACGACACCTCATCTGTAGGCGGCGCTGAAACCCGCCCGCGCAACTTGGCGGTGATGTGGTGCATCAAGGCCTGGAACGCGCCGATCAATCAGGGAAACATTGATATTGCGGCATTGGCTGTACTGGCGGCGCAAGCCACCGAACTTAATCAAGGAACGGCTAAGGTAGCGACACAGGCACAAGTCAATATCGGCACGGATGACGCAACGATGGTCACGCCAAAGAAGTTGCGCTGGGGCTTCGCCATTCTTCTAGCCATCAATGGCTTTATCGCGTTTCCGTCGTGGCTGGGTGGTTTTGTTTTTCAGTGGGGTCGTATCACGATTAACCAGCCCACGACTAACGCTGCGGCCACCGGTAACTGGACCTACCCGATGCAGTTCCCCACCGCGTGCCTGAGCGTTTGGGCCTTTCAGCATGCGCTGGGCGGAGGTACATCCGGATCAATTCTTGAGCGCCTATGTGGTAACGGTGAGCCCGCTATCAACGGTACGAGTTTTGTCATTAGCGATGCCGATACGGTGGGTAACTACACGCTTCGAACGTTCGCGATTGGTTCTTGAGGATACGCAATGAAAATGTTCTACAGCCCTTCGAAGGACGCCATGTTTAACGATGCCGTCTACGGAAACGCTATACCCGAAGACGCGGTGCAAATCCCGGCCAATCGTGTCGACGAAATACTGGCGGGCCTCGGCCTGCAAAAGACACTAGTGGTCGACGATGACGGGAAACTTGTGTTAGTCGAACCTGTGCCCGTGGTGCCTACGCTTGAACAGATTGCCGCTGCTGAGCGGACATGGCGTGACGCCGAAGTCTCGCGGGTGCTGTGGTTGCGTGATCGGCATCGCGACCAGCTCGACGTGGGCATGGATACCACGTTGACCGCTGAGCAATTCAACGAGCTGCTGACGTACATTCAGGCCTTGCGCGATTGGCCGCAATCGCCCGATTTCCCCGACATCCAGCACAGGCCAATCGCGCCGGCATGGATCGCCGAGCAAACCCAATAAACGCCCCGCACTGACGGGGCGTTTTCTTTTCCGTTACGCGTAACACCAACACCCTATCAGCCTCGCTCACGCGGGGCATTTCCGTTTCTGGAGATTGATCTATGGCTGGCTTTTTTCACGGCGTCACCACGACGCTGATTGATACCGGCGCGCGCACCATTTCGTTGCCGTCGTCGTCGATCATTGGTTTGTGCGACACCTTCACCCCGGGCCTTTTGGCTACGGCCAAGGCCGGAGAGCTGGTGCTGATCACGACCGAGCGCGAGGCCATTGCCGCGTTCGGTGCTGACTCGGCAATCACCCGGGCTTGTC